TAACCTGTGAAATCGGTTTAAACGTCCAATCTGACATTAGGATAGGTGCATCGGCTGGGGTGCATGAAAATATGTACGAACCTAACTCAATGCGTGTCGCCTCAAGGGTTTTCTGACTGAATCGCTCGGGGAATATCGGTTCCATGCCCTCGATGGCTTGACGTAAATAAACCGCATTATCTGGGTTATCCGTAAACCGTTGGTAAATGTCGAAAATGTGGTATCTCGTCCCCACCCAATTGATAGGCTGGTCTGGTGTCATTAGCAATGGGCGTAAGTACCGGCTCTGCTGGTCAACCTTGGCTATGCGCTCGGCTGTGCGTACGTTGTCCTCGTTAATCGCGTCATCAATCACCATGTGATAGTAATGGTCGCCTGTGGGCAATCCATCCTCAAGCCCGAAAACCTTTACGGTTCCCTCCTTGGCGTTTGGCTTGGCTGTATCCCGCCTGATAATGATCTCTTCCTCTGTCCATTTACTCGCCTCTCTCCGTGGGTCGGAGTAGAAACAATCAGGGAATAAAGCTTTTAGCCTTACATTCTGTTCAAGCTGGTTTCTGATTTCGCGGAGGAACTTTTTAGAACTCTTGAGGTCTGCGCTGCCTAACCCTATGGATGTATTGCGGTCTCTGATCATCCATTGGATGCACCGGCCTACCGTGGCAATGGTGGACTTAAAATGTCCTCTTGGTATCAGAATGATGTTTGTCTTTTGCGCTTGCTCCTGAGTCTCTATAAAATCGCATAGGTCGTCATGCAATGGCTCGACTAAATCGCGGTATCCCAACACCTCATAGCATAGGTAAAACAGATCCTTTTTACACAATTCGCGGATCGTTTGCGCTCCTGCTTGCTCACCATTTGCCTTGGTAATCTTTTGTATGTGCTTGCGTAACTGGGCAATCTTGCCCTTGGTTGTCGCTCTAGGCAACCATCGGTTATTTACCGCTATTACCATTCAGCAAGCCAGCTAAGGATGATAGATCAATCGCTAAATCAACTTTCCCTTTGTGGGTAACGTCAACATTGCCGGTCTGTGCGATTTCGTGCTTGTCGCTCCATCCGTGTTGTTTAAGCGCGAATATGCCGAACGCTGGCGGCATCTCGCCGCCTGCCGTAGCTTCAGCGAGGTTCGAAGCGCAGCTTGCACGAGCCTTTTTAAGGGCTTCGGAAAACTTTTCACTTTTAGCTGCTAGTTCTGTTAACTTCTGTGGATAAGTGTCTGCTAGTTTGCAAAATGTTTCGAGGTAGCATGAGGTATGCGATTTCGTCCACTTGATCAGTCTCTCAGCGAATTGATCTATTCTTTCGTCTGTCCATTCTGTCGGCCTACCACCGGGGTTTTTTTTACCGTTCAACGGTTTGCCTTTAGTCATGGATTACCTCGGTGTAAAATCAATACAGTTTATTTTAGGCTCGGGATATAACCGCTCGTAGGTTTTAACTACGCTGGCAACTCTAGCGATCTCATCTGCATTCTGTTTTGGAAATTCTTTTAGTAGTGCAAGTTTACCGCGAAGCGTTTTCAATGTTGCGCGGTGATTTATGGTTAGATTTGTTGATTGCGTGTTCATTATTTTTAACCCAGTTTTATGTAGTGATTACCTAATCGGCAGCCATTTAATTTACAATCATGCTGGGGGTCATGGCTGGGTTTATATGTGGGGCCTAGGTCTAAATCTTGGAAACTTATGGAGTTGAGGCCGTATTTGTGGTTATGCTGCGCCCAAATGCCATCATTGCGATCCTCGCGCATTCCAGCCTGTGCGCGTTTATAGTTTTCCTCTCGGGTTAGCTCAGCCATTTATAAAAACTCCACCTCGTTAAATATGCGCTTGAGTTGAACCATTGTGATTCGGCTGGGCTTGTGTATACCACGCTCAATTAATTTTAGGCATGATACTGTAACAGGTTTCGGGAATCCTAAAGAGCGAGCTCTATTATGTACCCACTGCCTCGATGCGCCGCGTCCCTCTCGAATTTTTCTAAAGGCTAATCCGAAAATGTTCTCTGTGATTTTAGTAACAGGCATAAGTAAAATATAATGCCAGTTAATGTTACATTAGGATAGTATCGCCGCAACCTTGGTGATCTGATTAAATATTTATCACCATCGTTGGTGATCGTAGGGTATATTTATTTTATGGCAATAGTCGACACAGAAATGATCAGTCCTGAAACGCTCCGCGAATTACGAAATGCGGCTGGGCATAAACAAGAAAGTTTGGCCTCCGCATTACAATGCTCGGTAAACACTATCCGCAATTTTGAGCAGGGTAAAACTCGCCGACTCTACTGTGTCAGGTGGGATGAGTTAGCGCGTGAGCTAAAGATTTATAGCTGATTATTAGCAATTTATCCATCATGCACGCACACCTCCCATAAACATTTTGGGCACCTAATAGCGGTGAAATGCTCCTCACTAGCTACATTGAATTGATCTCCTCCGCATCTATGGCACACAAATAACTTAGGGAAGGTCTCAGCATATACTTGTTTAATCTTCATTGATTCTGTTTTGCTTCTATCATAAAACTGAGTACCATGTTTTCCATAATCTGAGCCAACGGCATCAAATAAGTCCTTAGCTAATTTTAAAGGGTCTATAAAGTTTTTGCTCATGTCTCATCTCCTATTTGTTGACAATATCCATGCTCTCCATTTATTTCTGATCCACAATCCGAACAGAACTCTTTATATTCCATGTTGATTCTCTCGGATAAATACTCCCACACTTTTTTAGCGATAATATCGCATCCATCACGGTGTCTATCAGGGCCATATTGAACCATTAAATCACCTATAACATCACCAAAATCATCTGGACATTCCATCATTTACTCCTCGATTTTAAATATTCCCCAAAATAAAAACTGGCCATCCATCCTATCGAAAATCCTACCCATAAAATTAGCCATTTATTCATTTCGCTCCTTTGGTTCTGGTTTATCCTTTAACACAAAGCACCGCTTTTAGTTCTCTTTCGATAGATACAAGATCGGCTTGATTCGCCATTACTTGGTCAATAGCTTTGTAAGCTCCGGGAATTTCATCGAGAACGTCAATATCTTTGCGGCATTCAACCCCTTCCGTCTGAGATATTAAATCATTAACCGTGAAAAGTTTTTTAGCTGCCGATCTGGAATGAATACGCCCTGCGCCATGCGAACAAGAGCAAAAAGATTCGGGGTTTCCTTTACCTTTCACGATATATGATCGCTGCCCCATTGAACCTGGTATAATACCGATATCGCCAACACGCGCCCGAACCGCGCCTTTACGGGTTACAAAAACATTTTCACCAAAGTGGTTCTCTTGAGCTACATAGTTATGATGGCAGTTTACTACATGACTAGGAATTGGATGGCCTAGAACTGTAAATATAGTTTTAAACATATCTTCGCGGTTTGCCATTGCATAATCTTGGCACCAATGCAAATCTTGAATATACTCGTTAAATTCCGGAGTCTCTTGGGCTAGATAAGCGAGTTCTGGATCGGAAAGATCAATTTTCCATATTCTCATTAGCTCCTTAGCTTTTCGGATATGGATATCCGCTACACTTTTACCGACATTCCTAGACCCAGAATGAAGCATTAGCCAAGCATCACCATTACCGCCATCGCATATTTCTATGAAGTGATTACCTCCGCCTAAAGTTCCTAGCTGAGACGCGGCTTTTTGCCACACGGATTTAATTCTTTCCGATTGTGTATATGCTAGGACTCCAAGCTCTTTAGGTTTATCATGGCCTTTGAATCCAACCGGAACCGCATTTTCGATCTTTGCTCTCAATTGCGATAGACTACCTAAATCATCAATTTTGCATCCAATAGGAGCGGCCAGCATTCCACAGCCGATGTCAACTCCGACCGCCGATGGAGAAATCGCCCCTTTGCCAGCTATCACACTTCCGACCGTTGCGCCCGTACCCAAATGAACATCAGGCATCACCGCAATATGTCTAAAAATATACGGGAGTTTCGCTACATTCCGCAATTGTTCTAATGCTTGAGGCTCAACACTTTCAATTTGTGACCAAATTTTAATTGGAATCTTGCCTTCCATTAATACCTGCATACTTTATTCTCCTTCCTTTGGTTCTGTATCCTCATACTCAATCCCGCACAGCCTCATAATCTCATCCGCTCTCTGCTCAGGGAATAACCCCCGTTTCCACATAACATCTAGGATCTGGTCTCGTAGGGCTAGGTAGGCGGGGTGGGTCATGGGTTATCATTCATGTCGTCAGCCAATTCAAAATGCGGGCAATTTTGCGCAGTCAGCATAATAGCTCGATACTCGCTAGCGGTCATTCCGTCCATGTCGCCGTCAAACATATTTTTTGCGCACTCTATTGACCCAATAGATCCGGGAGTATATTCTGAATATCCGTGAGACCCGCCATAAAAATCAAAATGTTTGCAGTGTACGCATAGTTTTTTAATACTCATTTTTTGCCTCTCGTATTATCCATCTTCATCTCCATTAGTTTGGTTAAAAAGCCCAGTACCGCTGGGCGCGGGTATTATTATATCAGTCCGTTAACTTTTCGCAACGATTCCAAAAGTGCCATCGCTTCTGGGGCTGCGTTTAGAGCGGAAATCGCGCTGTTCACCTTTTGCAATTCTGATTCTAAACTAGCTTTCCTTTCACCGAGGTTTTCTAAAAGCGTTGGCTTGATATAGGAGCCAAGGCCAATTGGTTTTCCGTATTCTCGATATGGTTCTTGTAAATCGAACATCTTCATTCCTTTGTTTTGCCCTGATCAGCGGGCCGCTGTTTTTCAAAATTCTTTATTTTATTTTCCGGTTATACTCAGCGATTTTATTTTCCAACCATTGGCGGGTCGGGCTAAATTTTAATTTCCTTTTTGCGGTTAATGCCGCAGAATGCGCGGGCCCATACATAGCATCAATATATGATGCCATTTTCTCAGGCTCACCGCCTCGAAATCCATTGCACGCCCCGCATTGAGCGTGCACATTAGTTTCATCCCATCGGGTAGCTAAAAACTGCCTAGGAACATAATGCCCTGCCTGTAATTGTGAGTCAAACCTGATTACTCCACAGGTTACGCATTGACCCAAACCATTGTTCTCGCAATCTCGCTGGCGGATAAAAAGCGAAAATACTCTGTCAAATTCTTTTTTGAGCTTGGATGTAGGCTTTATCTTTTCGCCCTTTGGCATTTTGATTGAGGCTTTAAAAGGCTTGGCTTTTTTCATCGCTTTTGCCGCTTGCTTTTGTATCTCACGGCTCACCACGGTAGGGACTCCAATGGTTTTGTTATCCCACGCTAGAGCCTCTACCCATTGCTCGGATTTAGTTTTCATTTTTTACCACTCTCCGCTCTACATACAGCACACCCGCGAAATTGTGACCTGTGGCCACTGGGGCAAATGTGGCTCATGCTGTTACCTTGTCTTTCCAAGCGTTGATTATTTCTATCTGGTGCGGTTTCGGCTCTGTGTTTAGTCGGTCAATGAGTATCGCCGACAACGACCCCATAATCTGGTCATTGTTGACTTTTTTGGATGCAATTAAAATGCACCCCTCGGTATCGTCTGCCGTGTTTCCCCCGTGAATCCTCACGCCATCAAATCCGGGTACGCCATAGATTAAAGGGAGGACTTTTTGAAACTTATTAGAAAGGGTTAAATCGACCCCATATCTACCGGCAGGGATGCAGGTTTTATCCTTTACTTTTTCGCCGCCTCTAAAAGTGTCCTCTAACGTAACCCCGAAATACTGGCCATCGAGCAGCATTACCCCAGTGGTTGATTTATCGGTGTATTCTGTTCTCACCACGGTAATTTTCATTAGAACGTCACCACGGTAGTTAACAATCCAGCCGCAAACCAATAAATCATTTTACGCCAATCTCCCCAGTAGGCTAACGCAGCACAAATATCTAGGACGATTAATGCTGTTGGAAATACGTATTTAGGGTTCATTTCCCTATCCTTCTAATGGTTGTCATGTTCTCGCCTTTCCCTTGTGCCTCAATAGCGTTGATTTGAATTAACATATCCTCCATGTGCGGGTTCCATTCTTTTTTGGGCTCGCTAGTGTACCAACTCACCACGGCTTTAGCGGCCTCTAGTAGTCTGGTAACTGGTGTGGCGGTCATTTCGTGGTTATGCACGATATGATTGTCATGTATAGGTTCAGCCAATTTGGCGCACTCCCAGCATATCTCTCGATTATGGGTACAATCATCCCCTTGTGGCTTGGCTGGTGGGGTGGTGAGGGCTGAAATAACAGATTCCCTTGCTTCTTCAAACCTCAAATCTTTACCTGATTTTACGCCAAGAATGTCGTCGACCCTAGCTTCGCATTGGATGTCTAATAATCGTTCGACCATTTTCTCTGCTATTGCCTTATCCATTGCTGGGCTCCTATGTATTGAATTGGCGGGTTGCGATTCTCTCTGACGATGCATTTATAACAAGATGTACAGCACCATTTTGTTTCAAAAAATGAGACGCTTCCCCATTCCCACCAATTAAGGTGAAGGCAGAATATTTGTCTAAATTTTCTTTTTACCCACGGTATCATACCTCATCTCCTTTGTTTGGTTCCTTGTTTTTTATTTTCTGTCTCTCGTATCTCTTGCAGTAGCACGTCCAACAAAAGGGACCAACCACATTATCTGGGTCACCTCCAATCGGATAACCTAACGCATCGGTAATGACCTGGTTGCAATCGCAACATTTAACGGTGTTCATAAATCATCATCGTAATCATTTAGCGCATCCCAAAGCTCCGCATTTTTGGATTCCAACTCATTCACCCTGGCTCTTAGTGATTCAGCCTCTGCCTTTATAGCTGCCCAATTTTTCCGGTGCCGTTCGCTCCAATTGTCAAACTCCTGTGAGCATTGGCCACCATTGTGAGTCACCTCAATGATTAGCTTATCCATAGCCTCTATGTCTACTGGGTTGGATTGGGTGGTCATACTAGCCCCATTAATTTCTTTTTGTATGCTGGTATTCTATTCCCTTTAAAAGATGGGCATATCCGATTTTTGTCTTTATCCATAGACATTGAGAATTGAGTCTCTGGGCCACACTTTGCTGGAACTGGGGCCCTGCATAATCCAGTACCAAATAAACTTATGTTTGCATCGTAGATAAACAGCTTGCAATTTATGCACTTTACCAATGGCTGCGTTTCGCTCATGGGATGGCCTCGGAGGTTTGGGTGAAAACCATTTCTTGTGTCATTCTTTCAGATTTCTTGTATTTCACGGTGTGCATTAGATATAGAGGATTAAATGGCATCCAATCAGCCCCTAGAGACTCGCAAACTATGGCTTGACCCGGTAAACTTTTTACCCAATTACTCAAATCTGGGTAATTGATCATTTTAGAACTAAACCTATAACTCGTCCCCTGCGCTTGATATGGTGGGTCAATAAAATAGGTCGCCGTTATTTTCGGAACATCTATAAATGAGGTTTGCCTACAAGTCCAATGACTAATTCTATGGATCTGTTTCGCGATCCTCTCTCGGGTATGCACGCTCCAAAATGAATAATTGTAATTACCGGATCTCATCCATGGAACCGGACTATTTGACGGAACGGCACCGCATCGCCGCCACCAAAACCCTATAAAATCCCGCTCTGGCTGGGATAAAGCGGAAACCTCGATCTCGGAAAGCGGTAAGATTCTAATGTCTTGAGCGGTGGCCCGGATAAGAAAGTTCCAAACTCCAACGATAACAGGATCAATGTCAAACAGGCGAATTTCTAATTCTGGGTAATTACAGCTATATCCGGCCGACCCTGCAAACGGTTCGATCACAACGCTATGCTTCGGGGCTGGGTATAGTTTTGCCGATTTAACTTTTGACCCGAAATATGAGAAAAACTGTTTTAATGGTTCCCCACCTGTTTTAATCTCGCTCATTTCATCGCCTCGAAAATCTCCTTCAGGGCCTTGATGTGGGCGGGGTTGGTGATTTTGGTTACAGAACTAAGTGTTACCCAAGATGCATTTGTAAGCCAATACCTAGTCATCTCCACGCTCTTAATCCGCTTGATTCCAGTGTCATACCAAACAAAATCCCCCTCCTTGATCTTATCCTCCTCCATTATCCGCTTGGCTTCTTCGCCTGCTCTGATAGCCTCGGAGATTGGAACGTAAACGCTATTAGTTCCGTCACCATAGTTAACAACCGTATGCACATCTAATTTTATGTCTTTCTCTTCCATCTTTTCTTCCTTTGGTTTGATTTTTAGTTCGTCAATAAAAAAATGACATACATCGATACATGATGGCATCATTTAATACAACTCCATAAAGTAGGGCCAACTTTTTCCAAATCAGTTTTTGGAAATCCAAATTCCTTTATATCCGTTGTCCTGCGCTTCTCTTCGACTAGCCATTCATTCGCTTTCGTCCAAAATTCTTTTTTAATCTCGAAGCCAAAACCTTTTCTTCCAGTTCTTTCAGCGGCGATTAAAGTCGATCCGCTTCCAGCGCAAGGGTCTATCACTACATCACCCTCATCAGTAAATATTTCGATCAAGGTTTTTAAAAGTTCTACCGGCTTTTGGGTTGGATGTATTTTTTCGCTCTCGTTATCTCTAGGCCAGTCGATGCAATTAAAAATCATCTTTCCGTTATTTCTAAATTTTGGTAATCGGTCGCGATACAAAACTAAACCATATTCGCAATTTCCAACGATTTTCATATTCGCTTTTAATACTTGCGCCGAAAAGTTTTTTCTAAAAACCAGATTGATGTAATTATTCAGGCCATGCTTTTTAGCCAATTCGATCAAATACATTTGCTGGTCGAATGCGCAGAATATAATCATGCAAGGCGAATCGCTTTTAGTTCTTGATTCGCCTTCGGCTTTTTTAACTTTGTTTTCTGCCTTTAGCATTGTGCTGCAAAAGTGCATAAACTCAGATGGGCGAAAATCTTCATCGGTATCGAAAAAACTTTTACCCGCTAATTCGCTCTCGCCATTTTCGTTGTCGCCGTCCTTGTACCATGCAGGATTAGAGGCATAAGCATTATTGCCTAGGTTATACGGAATATCGGCGATAATCAATTGCGCTTTCGGTATTGTATACCGCTTATAATTTTGGAAATGATCTCTGTAAATCATTTGCTTGAATCCATTTTCATCTTCATTGCCTCTCGTTTATTTTTTTGCCGCCTGTTAATCTCTTTTCGTTTATCTCTCATTTTTTTAACACTAGCTGTATCCCAATGAGTCACAGGTGATCGAGAATCGAAGTTTGGTAAAAATCTCCCCGCTAAACCTGTATTTGGTTTTGATACTGGATCATTCATTAGCAGGACATGGGTATCATTCACGTTACCGCTTAGGCGACCGCTATATCCGGTTTTTTTTATTTGGTCTGGGTGTTTCATTTGCTTTCCTTGTTTAGTGTGACGGTGAGTATTTATTGATTCTGAATTGGCAATAATTAGTTTTGAAATTCACATTCTTTGCAGCTTTGCATTTTTCAAAATTGGTGCAAAGGCCGCAGAATGAATGATGAAA